CCGCCCAGGCAGATAAAGAGAAGGCTATCACTGTGGCTAATGCGAGAGAGCAGGTAAGAGACTATCTGATTTCGCGCGGAGTGGACGAAGATGACTTTGCCCTCGAATACACTCTGGAACGTCTTGAGATTGGCGAGAAGCCCGACATCGCAGCCTTGAATGCCAAGGCAGAGAAGGACTACGAGGCCAATTACAAGAAGATCTACAAGAAGGACGGTGCACATCCGTTTGCCGGAGGCGGCGGTGGTGAAGATGAAGCCACTGGAGCCAAAGGCTGGTTGGCCAGTCGCGAGAAAAGGACACAGAGTGAGGCAGAGGCAGCAGAAGCCCGCAGGAAACTCCTGAAATAGTTCTTTAGCCGAAAAACGGCGAACGTTAGAGATTACATAACTTTATTATTCACAACACAAAAAAGAACGATTATGATTGAAGGTACATTTAATCAGGTTGTCAAGGCAAGCGGAAAGTTCGGTGGCAGTCTCGTTGTTTTCGAGGGTCATCCCCAGCTGCTTGTAGGCGGATTCAACTTCAAGTTGGAGGATCTGCCTGCTGCCGGCGACGTTCTGCCTTGCGGAACACCAGTCTACTGTGACGAGGAGACACGCTACATCGTGCCCATCATCACTGCAGAGGTTATTGCTGTTAGCGGTACTACCGTAACACTGAAGGATCATGGTTTCGGCTGTGTTCCATTCAAGGTTGGTGCTACCGTTGCAGAGCTGGGTGCGGACCTTACCGCCGCAGCCGAGAACTATGCTACCATTGCCTCCAAGGAGGGCAATGTGCTCACTCTTAGCGCAGCCGTTACAGGACTTGCCGTTGGCGATATTCTCGTAGAGGTTGATGCTACATCGAAGAAGCTGAAGGCTACTCCTAACGCTCTTCTGCCTTATGACGTGGTACGTGATGCCAACGCCATCAGTGTTGACGGTGATGGTATGATTGGCAACGACCGACCAGTCCTGGAGCGTCGTATGCCAGCTATCAACGCTGCCATCAAGACCGCAGTTCAGGCTAACGGTCACAATATCATTTTCAGTAACCGTAAGTAAAGAAAGGAGGTAAACTATGGCAACTACAAGAAGTAATTCTGTTTATAGCACATACGACTTCCGTCGTTACATGACTGAGAACGATTTCCGTCTCATTGTCGACAGTGCAAACGCAAAGTACAACGGTGCAGCATGGCGCAGCCTCGGAAGCTGGGACACCCCTTCCGACAGCAAGACATGGAGCCAGGCCGCAAAGACCGTGCCCATCATGGCCCGCGCATCCCTTCTCTCCACTCATGGACTGAAGCCTATGCGTAACACCAGCGGGTGGAAGTTCTATACCGGCTCTACACCGAAGTTCGGTCACGGCTATACATTCGACGAGGATGACATGTTCATGCTCCGCGATGCACGCAACAACACCGGCCGCTCTCTTCAGGATCTCATCTATGACGCTCTGTTCACAAATGCTCAGAACATCATCGGCGGTATCCACAATGAGCTGAGCCACATGGTTTACGAGCTTGCCTCTACCGGTGAGATTCATGACCAGAGTGTCGATGGTGTCAAGTATGACTTCACCTTTGACTTCGAGAACAACCAGTTCAAGCAGGTTAACCCGCTCTGGTTCACCGAAAGTTCAGCTGGTGCTCTCACTCCAGTAGAGGAGGGTGTCAACGTCATCAAGGACATCCTTGACCTGCAGCGTTTGCTGACTGTTACCGAGAACCGCGAGGTGAATGCCTGGATGATCAACACCGACACCCTTGACCAGATTCTCGACCATCCGTCAGTATTGAAGAGCTACCTGGCCAACAAGGACATCCAGAGTGGCAACCAGGCTGCTTACGTGGCAACACGTACAGAGCTGCTGAACTTCATCCACGACCGCGGCGTATGGCCGTTCATGGTTGTAGACTTCAAGTCTGTACATGAGGAAGACGGTGCTCCTGTAGCAGATGCTCCCGCATTCGACCCACGCTACATGGTAGCGTTCAACGTGAATGAGGAGATGTTCTCTATTAAGAACACCAACTCTATCTGGAAAGACCGTCAGCAGTACGGTGGTATCGCCCGTAACACGATGTATTCGTTCATCGAGGGACGAATTGCCGCTCTCAGCACTTGGAGCGAGAACCCGATCCACAATACTGTGGAGTTCGAGTTGTATGCCGGTCCTGTGTTCCGCAACCTGCGTAACTGGGCACGCGTCAAGCTGTACAAGCACTACAACGAGAACTAAACACTGATACTTGGAATCATGGCAGACAACGTAATGACCATCCAACAGTACTTAAACGGCAAAGTCAGGAACATCACCGTTTCTGACGATGCCGTTGCCACAATCATCCTTGACGCAAACATTGCTCCGAGGGAGACAGGTCTTGATCCCGGTTCAAGCAGCTATGGCAGCAGTTACGGGAGTAGCAGCTACGGAAGCAGCAGCGAAACGAGTAGCGGTGACAGTTCTTCCGTGCCTGCGGTTACAGAGCCGGTCACCAAGGATACGGACGTTACCCTCCTTACGGAGCGTGAGCGCGAGTTGTGCCTTGCATGGCTCTATGTCTGGATTGCAGGTTCGCCTACACAGACGGGCAGCACGACGGAAGAAGATGCTGACTGGAAGCATACTGAGGGTGGTGAGCGCATGTCGGCCAATGTTCTGAAACATTACCTTGACATGGCAAACGACATCTTTGAGAAGTACGACCTGCCTTTGGTAGGAGAGGAAAAATGGGGATTCGTAGGCCGTGGATTCTGTAATCCAAGAAACACTAATCCAAGACGATGGAGATAAAAAACCCCCGATACCCGCACTGGTGCAGAATCATCCGCAAGACGGTCGCAGACCCGATGGTGGATGAGGAAGATTTCTCCCCATATGACAGGGAGAACGGCAGTGGTGCAAGCGGAAGTAGTAGTGTTGACGCTCTGTTATCCGGCGACTTATACGACTATGACCCTATGGGCGGTGACATGGACGATCCCATCGCAGACGATTCTATCGCAGATGATAGCGGAAGCTCACAGGATTCGGGAGATTCTTCGGACAGTTCCGATGAAGGTGCGCAGACCGTAGTCATCTATGAGGGAGAGTGCCGTAGCTATAAAGTAAACACCACGTCAGACAAGGGAGAAATCATATCTTCTCAGCGAGGTCTCGCCTTGCCCCTGAATCAGGACGGATGGGATGAGCTTGGCACGATACCTATGGAAGGTGACGAGATAGTCGTAGTTCACGGAACGACTTTCAAGGAGTACGGAAGGGTAATTGACAAGAATGTGGCTACTGCAAGCTTTGCGGGTACACATCTGATCTGGAGATATGGGAGGAACTGAACATGAAAGAGAATACAAGGGCCATAAACAATGCCTTCAAGGCTTTCCGATGGGAAATCAATGAGACGCTGTATGGCGTTCTCTTCAATTGGTGTGACCGTATTCTCGACCTTGCCATAGAGTTCAGGATGAGAGACCGTAAGGCGCATAATTTCACTGGTAACCTGCTGAACTCCATTGTGGTTATCCTCTATGCCAATACCGAGAATATCAAGAGGAAGGTGGATTTCTTTGCCGTAGAGAACGACAATGTGAAAATCGCCATCAGACCGAAGATGTCCTCAGTAACGACAAGGGGCGGTGCAAGGAAATACCGGTACAGATTCCATCCTGACTACGACCAGAGGGATTCCTCTTTTATGCCGTCAGTCCCGACGAACGGTGGATGGGGATATGAGGATGCACAGAAATTTGCTTCCACCTATGTCCCGAAGGCAAAGACGGATTTCGTCATAGTCGTAGCCTACACGACGGAATATGCGGAGTTTATTGAGCAGCAGCGTCATACGGCAGGATTCATGAGTATCATGAAATCCACTGAGAAGGCGGCTGTTGAATTTATCGGTTTAAAGAAGGTGGCATAAAATGGCAAAATCCACGATTTACAATATCTACAATGACTTGGTGAATGCGATAAAGCCTATCGTGGGAACAAGTTATGTGTTTCTCAAGGACAGACCGAAGATTAGCACAGATAACGTAGCGATGAAGAAGTTTGCCGTTGTTGACCTTCCAGTGAGTATCGACGATTATGTGATAGGCGGCAGGAAGACATACCTTACGACCTCTGGTCTATATTATCTGTTTGCCCAGGCACGCAAGAATGACACTCTCGATGTTAATGCGATGGGTGCTCTCGTTGATGAGGTCGTTGATCTCTTTCCGATAAAAGGTGACTATGTGATAGCGAGCAACCCTGTAGTACGCATGACAGGCAGCGACGGTCAGGGATTCCAAGTAACTACTGTTTCATTCGACATTCATACGAAATAATTTTTAATAACTAAAAAAGCTTTACAACAATGGCAAAGACAGGAAACAAATTCGTAGGCATTAGTGCACTGTATGTCGTTAAGGGCGGTTTCGGTGCGAAGTTTGCCCTTCCAGCAGGCGGTGCTCTTACTGAGGTCCCCGTTGCTGAGGATGGCGGTTTCACCTATACAGGTGGTGAGCCAAGTATCGAACACTACAAGATCCACGGTCTGACAGCCGACTGGACAAGCCGTACTACTCCTGGTGAGACTGAGGTGAACCTGTTCGTTCCCTCTGTGACCAAGGAGCAGCTTCAGTTGTTCGGTTTCACCGTTACAGATGCGGCAGCTGCCGACACTCCTGCAGGCATGACCATCACCAGCGGTTTCATGTTCACAGAGACCTCTAAGAGTGTTACCCTTGGTATCGCTGCCGTGAACGACGAAGGCAATAAGCTCTTCGGTATCAAGGCAGCTAAGCTGTCTGCTACCATCGTGTTCGATGAGGCTAACAGCGCAAAGCCTATCGGTATCTCCCTGACCGGTTCTACCAGCGCAGGCGGCGATACTGATGCTATGGGTATCTTCGAGCTTGCATCTGCAAGTTCTGAGTAGGAATTTCCATTCTAAACTTCTGGCGGTGGCGGTGAGAGATAATCCACCGTTGCCGCTTTAATTATTTGTAGACGAATGGAAATAGACTATATAGTCCCGATGGTGTTCGAAGATGACGTGTTGTGGCAGAAAGATTTCATGTCCGCCAACAACACGTTACGGTATACAGCAGGCAACAATGTCCGTTACAGGTCATGGGGTACGGAACGTCTGCTTGTGAGGTGTATACGGAAGTTTATGCCTTTCGTGCGTACAATATATATTATACTTGCGCGTGAAAGCCAGAAGAAGGAATGGATGGAAACGGAAGGTGTCAAGGTGGTCTATCACAAGGACATTATACCAAAAGAATACCTTCCTGTGTTCAGCAGCTGTACTATAGAGATGTTTATTCCCTATATCAAGGGACTCTCCGAGTATTTTATATACGGCAATGACGATATGTTCCCCCTTGCCCCGATGAAGGAGACGGATTTCTTTATGGACGGGAAGCCTGTACAGGAGATCGTGCTGAAGGATTTCCCATTAAAGCCAAACACGTTCCATTTAAAGTGCAGGCGGCAGCAGGTCCTTGTGGCGAGAGCATTCGGAAAGAAAGCCCCTGCTCGCTGGCTCTACACGGGTCACGGGCTTGCGGCAATGCTCAAGAGTGATTGCCTTGAGGCACAGGAACGGCTCGGTGCAGAGATACGGAAAGGCATAACAAGACAACGGTCGGTAACGAGCTACAATCAGTACTTGTATATCCTTTGGCAGTATTACAAAGGTGACTGTCATGAGGGGATGACAAAGAATTCCTACGTTTCTGTCAAGAATACCTTTGAAGAGGTGGGGGACAGATTGCGTAATGCCAATGGTGTCGTATGCGTGAATGATAACGAGTGTGCCAATGACATTAGAGGCTATGCAGCCTTGGTACGTAAGACAATAAACGAAAGACTGATGAATAAGAACGAAGACTATAAGATTTACGTGTCCTACCACGATGACGAGCTGGTTCGCGAGTATGGGCTGCATGAAGATGTCCATCACGTCCTGTATGCTACGCACAAGGATATTGATGGAACGAATATCAACTATATGAATCCCGTTTACTCGGAGATGGTTACGATGTGGTATGTATGGAAAAACAGCAAGCAATCGGAATATGTCGGTTTTGAGCACTACCGCAGGCATCTTACCGTCACCAGGCTCCCAAAGGGGGGTGAATGTCTTATCTATCGTGCTTTGACGTTCGATACGACTTTGTATGAACAATATGCAAAGTGCCATAATGGAAAAGACATGGATCTGATGATTTCCGTTCTTGAAAAGAGATACGGCAAGGGCAATAAATATGTTGACCATATAAAGAACGGAAATCTTCTTGTCGCTAATTGCTGCTTTCTTATGAAGTGGGCAGATTTCAAGGCGATGTGTAAATACCTGTTCCCTCTTCTTGAGGATTTTGCGGCAATGTGCGGCATATCATGTACCGACCTCAAAGGGTGGAGGAGAAAGGCTGAAAAGGACTTCTTCGGAGTCAGGACCACATACCAGATGCGCGTGCTGTCGTTCCTTGCCGAGAGACTTATATCCGCCTGGATATGCACTCATATGAATTGGTGGAACGGCATTAACGTCGCTATCGTTCATTACAATACTCCTGAGCTGACTGAAGCTGCCATAAAATCGCTGAACAAGTGTACTCCAGGCTGTCGCGTCACGGTATTCGACAACAGCGATGAGAATCCTTTCGTGAACACGTTCCAGAATGTGTCTGTTATAGATAATACAAAAGGTCAGGTTGTCGATTTTGATGAGATGTTGAGTCATTATCCCGAAAGGCAGGACGATGACAGGAACAAGAGCAATTTCGGCAGCGCAAAGCATACGAGAAGCGTGGATGCTCTTATGGATCTGCTGCCGGACGGATTCATACTTATGGACAGTGACGTTCTTGTAAGAAAAGACATACGGGACATGTTGTCCGTTGATGCCGCAGTTGCAGGAACATATCAGTTGAAGGAAGGTGTCGGTCTTATCCAACCGTTCCTCTGTTGGATCAACGTGCCTGTACTTAAGGCGAGCGGGGTGAGATATTTCAATGGTGACAAGATGTGGGCACTGAGCAACAAATACCCGAACAACAGATACGACACGGGGGCATGGCTCTTTGAAGAACTGAAAACGAAAGGCCTCTATTGGAGACAGATGAACATCTGGCAGTACATCATTCACCTGGGTCATGGCAGCTGGAGAGACAAGAATATACGAAAATGGTTGAACGAACATAAGAACTTGTATTAGAATGGAAAAAGAACCTAAGATTGAACAGCCCTCTGTAGAATCTCAGAGGACGTATGCGAGTATGAGGGACAATGATGCAACCGTCGTTGGTATCCTCGGAACGAAGAAGACGTATAAGATACGTTGGTTGAAGAACGGACAGATAGAGCGTTTGTCTCGTCTGCTGATACGCAAGGGTGCTACTGATGACAAGGACGGGGAAAACGACTCTTCCCTTGATGCGGTCATCGAGGATTCCAAGCTTGCGTGCAAGGCAGCGGCGATCTATATCCTTGACGGATATTGGAAACTGAAGTTCCGTTACTGGTATCTGTGGCGGTGGTTCTATTATATCCGTCAATATGATAACGTGCAGTTGCAGGAACTTCTTGAAGAAGGTAAAAAAAAAGTTCCGCTCACTCAGTTCTTGTTGACTACCATGTCGCTGACAGGGGCAAGGGCTACGCTGATGAACATGAGGACGGAAGAAGCCGAGCATACCCTTCAAGAACTCGCTTCGGTGCAGCGTCAGGGGACGGAAAGTCAAGGCAATGGCTCCTGATGCCCCGTGATTTCCTCTTCGGGCTGGTACGTGTGCCTATGTGGGACTACTATTGGGGGTTAACTGCAGCACAGGTCGAGCTGCTTACCATTGACCAGCCTATCGTGGTCTACAAGGCAGAGAAGGACAATACACCTTGGAAAGATGGAAAAG